AGTAAATGATTAACAAGCAAAAAAATTCAATAAACATAAACCCTGACGATGAACTACTAGAGCTGATAGACAAGGAAGCCAAAGATAAAATCCGCACTAGGAAAGCACAAGTAGAATATATAATAAAACAATATTTTAAAGATTCAAAAGAAAAGTTAATTTTTAAAGAATGAAAAACCAGAGAAAAAATGATAATTGTAAATTTAATATTAGCCGTCAGTATGATTGGAATAATTTACCGCATAAAACCCTTTGATAATACTCAAACTTGGGTAAGTATTTCTATAGTAATAGCTTTATTTCTAAATGGTTTAAACAGTATTGATTTGGAAAATCGTAAAGTTGAAGCGTTAGAAAAATTAGTTGTGGAAATAAGTAAAAGTAAAGTAGAGGAAGTAAAATGAGAAAGTTTACAAAGCAGCAAGTAGATTTTATCTGCTACCAAATAGGCGAATGGTATGTGCAGTGGAAAAATCAGTTAGTTGATTATGAGGCTAAAACTCATAGGTTAGGATACGCCAAAGAATTATTAAAAGAAAGAATTTGTGGTGAAGAGTATAAGGATTTAGAGGATGAGTACGATATTAATCCTAAGACCCGTCCTTGGGAAACTGAACCTGATTTTTTAGAATTTATTGACGAGGATACGGGATCGGGATACAGATGTTTTATACAGCGGCATCCAGAATTAAAACACTTATGCGGGTATGTAGAATTACCTAAAGAACATAAATTGTATGGTAGTTTCTCAGAAGAAAATTTTTATAACATTGAAGTACATGGTGGAGTAACCTATACAGGTAGAAGAGAATTTAAACAACAAAATTATACAGCAGATTATGTAGTAGGTTTTGATTGTGGGCATGCTGGTGATTTAGCACCAGGTATTAAATCTTTTTATGAAGAAGTGTATAGAAATATAGAATACGTTAGCAATGAATGTAAAAACCTAGCTAAACAATTAAAAGAGCTAGAGTAGTAAATGATTAATGAAGAACAAGAAAAATAGGCGGCAATGGGAAGAGGTTATTTGGGACATTTAGATTAACAATTTTTTAACTATTTTACAAAAAAATCGTCTTATTTTAAGAGGTTTAGGAGTGGTAAATCGGATGGTTACGGTATGATTTTATGTAAACGGGAAAAATGCTGTTTAAATCGCATTTATAAGGGTTTTTGTTGTTTAGGTAAAAAATCTGCGTAATTTTAGTTAAAACCTTCTCAAGGTTTTAACGTTTTATTAATAAATTTTTACTATATTTTCCATAATGAATATTATGTATAAATCGTTCACTCCTACATCCTAAGTGTTCTTACAAATTAAAAAAATTATCCCCGTAGCTTATTTGCTACGAGGTATTTAAACTTATTAATAATTTAATTAAAACTTTCTTGTTGAATGATTTCAAAAGACTGGGAGACTTCTCCACCTAATGTAACTGAATGGGTAATATGTTGATTCTCAATATCAAAATTACCTAATATATTACCTACTATTTGATTTTGTTCACCATGATTTATAGGGCTAAGATTTATACTACTTAAATTTAACGATTCTAAAAGTTGCTTTTCAAAAAGGCTACTACCAGGCTGGCACCCTACTTCATCTAAAAAGACCGAATGAGTAATATGTTGATCATGTTCTAATAATTGTTTGTTTAAATCTATAATTTCTTCTCGCAATTGCTTGATAACTTGATTTTTTTCAAAACTTTTGTTATCTACTGCGTTTTCTTTTTCAATAAGTAAATATTTTAATTGATCGTTTTTTTGATTTACTATTTTTGATAATATCTCTTTTTCAGCTTCTCTGATTTTAATTTCTTTAGCTGAATACTGCATTTTAGCATCTAATTTAGCATTTAAATCAAGTATATTTTGAAGTCTAATATCTTGTTCAGATAATAATTTCTCCGTTTCCTCAATAACCTGATTTTTAACAAAGCTTTTATCAGCTAGTTCTAATTCTTTTTGAATTAATAATTTCTCTTGTTCTTGAGTCTTCAATTCTTTTTCTAAGTTTTGAATCCTCAAATTAACGACCTCATTTTCTTTTAAATTAACTTCTTCTTCTAATGCGTCAATAATTTGATTCTTCATATGGCTTTTGTTAGCCAGTAGCGTCTCTTGTTGAGCAAGTAACTCCTCTTTCTCAATTTTACTTTGCTCAATTAGTGCTTTTAATTCTTCTATCCTTTGTTCCTTATCACTTAAAAGATTATCTTTAGCAGCTAGTTTTCTAGTTACCTTCTTTACTTTCTGCGATACTTCACCAATCTTTAAGTCTTTACTTACAATCTCTTCTTCCTTGGTTAAAAGGCTATTTGCTAAATTATTTATTTCTAAACCTTTTTGTACCAATAACTCTTCTTTTTCCCGAAGTTCATTCTCTTTTAAAACTAGTAATTCCTCTTTTTCCCTCTCTTTTTGTATTAGCGACTCCTGTTTCTCTAATTCTTTTGCTAAAAGTAATGCATCTTTCTCTTGAGCTTCAACTTCTTTAATGCTAAGCAGTTCCCTTAACCTTTCTATTTCTTGGGTTTGACTAACTAATAACTGCTCTTCTTCTAACTTCCTAGCCTCTACAATTTGCTTTTCTTGTAAGACAGCATTTTTTAAATTCAATAAAGTAGCACTAGTTGGATCTATTTCAAGAGCTATCTCACAACTTTTTAATGCTTCTTCGTAATCTTTTAAGCCCTTGCTAGACGCAGCTCTGATATTATGGATATTTATAACTTGCTCTAACTTAGTCTTAACATCATAATATTTATTATATTCACTGTAAAAACTATTGGCTCTGTGTGCTTCTTCTAAATATTTTGGTAAATTTTTGTATAACCTATTTTGAATTAGATTAACGTTCTCGGGTGATTTATCTGAAACTTTTAAAGTATCTCTAAAAAACGAGTAAAAATCACGTGTTGGATTATCCTTAACCCATGAGAAAGCATTAACACCATTGATTATGCCTTGATTATAAAAATAATCTCTTTTTGCCGCCGATTCTACATATTGTTGATTTCTCTCTAAATATAAATTATTTGCTTGCGCTAGTGTTTGAAGACCTAAATTATCAATATCTTCTACATTATAAAGAGCTATATCAGAGTATTTTAATGCTTCGCTAAATTTTCTTGAATTTAATAAATCGATGGCTTTATCAAGGTTACCTTTACTTTCATTAATAATATTTCGTGCGACCTTAGAACTATTATCGGTAATTGATTTTAAACGTACTAACTCTTTTTCTTGCTGTACTAATAACTGTTCTTTTTGAGATATCATCTCATCCATGCGCTCTACCCCATCAAGCACGCTGGTTATTTTGGTGATCATATCTGGACGTATACCACCATCACGTGCTTGCTTAATTACAAAGTCACTTAACTCTTTAACGGCTGGATTGTATTTTGATTCATGTTTTTTCATGATGTTACCTAATTCATTCTAATTAACAAAATATTATTACTTCAATTACATGATTGTACATAAAAGCAAAAGTTACTAAAAACATAAATTATTAAACTTTTGTATAAAAACTAGTTATCAGTGTCTAAAAAGCCATATATGAACTATTTTATAGTTTGTAATTAAAGCCAGCACTAACTGAAGAAGAAATATGAGTTAAATCAAGTAATTTACCACTAGCAACTCTTTCACCGCCAAAAGCACGGGAATTGTAAAACAGTTGTTCTGTTCCTTTTTTCATTTTAAATCTTTTAGTCTCTAAGTTAAGAGTCAAGTCTAAATTATCGCTGTATTTATAAGCAAAATCTACATCCCCCCCTAGACCTGTTCCTTTAGCATTTTGTCTAAAACTGGGATATTGTTTAAAATCAGGTCTATGTATCCAATAACCTTTTCCAACATATTTAAAAGAGTAGAATTTTATTGTTGGTATAATAGTAAATTTTTCATTTAATGGTGCATTAACTGATAAGCCAAGCCATGGAGAGTAAGTTTTGTAATTATATTTTTGAAATAACCCACCAGAGGAAAAATAATCTAATTTTCGTTTAAAAACTAACTGATCATCACCATAATTTTTATTTCTATAATCCGAATAGTCATAACCAACATAAAAAGTAAGTAAGCTTTCTTTGAATAAATTTAGTGAATACCCAGCTGCTCCAGATAAATCAAGAATATTACCGGTAGCTTGGGATTTAGTAGTTGACCTCAATTTTGATATAACATCACCTGTTATATCTCTTGTATGATCCCAATCATGATCCCAAGATTTACTTTGATTTTTTAAGACATATCCATACTTAGCCTGTCCTAAAAAAGTAAATTGGTTTGGTGTAGGCTTTATTTCAATCTTTATTCCAGGCTGAATAATACGATTTTTCCATACTAGTTCAGATAATTTCTTTTGTGGAAATATATCATCAGGAACAGACCACTTAAAAACATCATATCTATAAGCTATAGATGGCGTAACAATAAAATTGGTAGTTTTTTCCTCCTTTGAATCACTATCTGCCAAAGTAGTAGTAACTGTAAGTAAAACTATAAGAAATGCCGATGCTTTTTTTATTACCATATTATTAAACCTATATATTAGTGCATATTTTTCAAATGTTAACTTAATTGTATAACGTATAACCTTTTCCCTTTAAACCTAAAAAAGCACGACAAAATCAAAATCTAAAAGTGGTGTGTTATAATTATTTTAAGTAAAGGAAACTTAATTTTATGGCACAGCATTACAACCCTCTTGGAGACTGTCAATTTCTTAATGAATCTTTTTTAAAAGAATGGGAACAAAAACTCTCTAATATTCGAGAACGATATTTGGTAGAGGGCTCTTTATATGAATTCTTTAAATCGAGCTGGCCTTATATTGAAGGTAACATGCCTTATGTTGATAGCTGGCATATTGAGGCTATAGCAGAGCATTTAGAAGCGGTTTACGCACGTCAAATAAAGAAGCTGATCATTAATGTTCCGCCCCGCACGGGTAAGACCAATTTAATATCGGTAGCTTTTCCTGCATGGGTATGGATACATAACCCTAGTGAGCGGTTTTTAACTGTTTCCTGCGTTAATTCCTTAAGTCTTGAGCATGCACAGAAGAATAGATCATTACTCGAAAGTAACTGGTATCAGGATAATTGGGGATATAGATTCCCTCTTCTAAAAGACCAGAACGTTAAGAGCTTTTTCCAGAATACCAAAACAGGATATAGGCAATCAACAAGCGTAGTATCTAAAACTGTCGGTAAAGGCGGTTCAATCATTATTATTGATGACCCTAACGACCCGGGGGACTTATCTGAAATCAAAAGAGAGAACGTAATTAACTGGTGGACGCAAAGAATGTCTACCCGTTCAAATAACCCGGCTAATGACTGCCGAATAGTTGTCCAGCAAAGAACGCACGAGAATGATTTAACCGGTTATATCAGAAAGAATGACAGCGAGGGTGATTGGGTAGAATTAGTGCTGCCGCTAGAATTTGAAGAAAAGCGCAAGTGTATTACTGTCCCTCTTGGCATAGATCAGGTTATTTGGGAAGACCCAAGAAACAAAGAAGGGGAAGTACTTAATGAATTACGCTTTGGCGAGAAGCAGGTAAATGAGTTAAAAAAGTTACTTGGCTCTTATGGTTATGCTGGGCAGTGCCAGCAAAGACCTTCCCCTATCGGCGGCGGAATAATCAAGAAAAAATGGTTTAAGTTCTGGACTAGCCCTATTAAGCCTAAATTTGATTACATATTGCAAAGCTGGGATACGGCAATTTCCGATGAACCAACAGCTGCATATTCTGCCTGTACTACGTGGGGAGTTTGGGGCGAGAAATCCGAGGATGAGTTATTTAGGATGATGCTACTCTCTAGTTGGCGGGGTCGTGTAGGATATCCGGAGCTCCGAAGCAGGGCTCAGCGCTTAGCGAAAGATTATAAGGATATAGGTGAGCATAAGAACCCAATGCCGGCTCAAAGAAGCGTGGATATTTGCCTTATTGAGGCAAAGGCAACAGGTGATCCGTTAATTCGGGACTTAAGGTTAGCCGGGATTCCTGCTATAGGCTATACCCCAAAAGGCGATAAGGGAGCAAGAGTACAGAGAGCAGCACCTCTTATTGAGTGCGGGCTTGTGTACTTACCGACTGAAGAGAAAAATCCTGAAAGGCTAACCGTTACGGCCGAAGAGTTTTTAGAAACAGTGATAACTTTTCCAAATGGGGAATCAAAGGACTTGGTTGATTCGATGACGCAAACAATTTTATACCTCCGAGACTTTGATACTTTAATTCATACAAGTGATGTTAAGGAAGATGAGATCGTTACTAAACGCAAGAAATTATACTAATGGCAGTAGGAAGTAGAGCCTTGAAAGAGGCAAGATTAGATAGCATGAGGGGAAGAAGGAAGAAAAGGGATAAGGTTATCCCCGATTTATCCGTTACCGAGAACCTTGAGCCTGAATCTATAAATTTGACTCAAAGATTACCAATTGTTCCAGAACCTTATAACAATACCGAAGAACTCCCACTGGAAGAAGATAGGGGCATTTTGCCACAAGAATTAGAGTCTTTTGAAGCAACAGACGACCCGATTTTACCTTTAGAAGATCAAATCTTATCACGTATAGATAACGAGGCGGAAGAATTAGCACCTGCAGATGCTACCTTTAATAGTAATTTTGCGGATGATATACCGGAAAGCGTCAGGGATAAAATCGCTGCTTACTTAGAAGAGGTAACGGTAAAAGATACAAAAAACCGCGCACCATGGCTTGATATAATTGAAAAAGCGAAAACTCTACTTGGCTTTAAAATTGAGGAAATACAAGACCCCAATAATGTCAAATCCAAATCCAATTCTTCCATTGGAAACGCTGCCCAGGTTAAGACTTACGATACTACTTTCTCTAGTAGCGTGCTAAGGCTCTGGGCAACTCTTCGCTCCGAGTTACTTCCCTCAACTGGTCCTGTAGGATTTAGGACTGATGTTAGTGTTAGCGAAGATTACGAATTAAAAGGCGAGATGGTTAGGGATGCTTTAAATGAGTACTTAACAGTAGAAGATAAGGGTTTTTATCCAGACTACGATCGGTTTTTATTGTACTTAATTTTATATGGGTGTGTATTTCGTAAAATCTACTATGACCCTATTACTGGTAAGCCCTTAAGTAGGTTTATTATGCCTGAGGATTTTTTATTTGATAATAACTGCTCAAGTATTACCGAATCAAATCGTCTAACTCATATTAGGTATCTCTCAAAAAGAGAAATCCTTTTTAACATGCAGAGCGGGATATTTTCAAAAGTTGATCTTGATTACCTAGATAGCGTAGGTAGCAGCGACGGGGAAGAATCAACAGACGACTCTAAAGCAAAACAGGTAGACCCAACAAATTCCCGTTTTCCTTTTTATGAGACGCACGAATATCTGGTTTTGAATGATTTTTTTGACAATAACAATGCATCTGAGGACTATAGTATACCATTACCTTATGTTATTACCAGATGCGGCAGCAGTAATCAGATCGTATCACTTACGCCAAACTGGGATGAAAATGATCCTAGTAAAACAAGGATTAACTGCTTTATTCATTATAATTTATTCCCCGGGTTTGATGTTTTTGGACTGGGCCTTGCTCAAATACTCGGCTCTAATTCAAAGAGCTTAACTTCCATGCAGCAAATGGCGATTGACGCAGCTATTTTCCAGAATTTCCCGGGAGGGATGAAGGCTAAGGGAATAAAAACTACTAATAATGATTTGAATATATTACCTGGTCAATTCGTAACTGTTGAAACAGGGAATTTGTCCTTGCGTGATTCAATCATGCCACTTCCTTATAATGGACCATCGCCAGCTTTACTTGAATATATTAACCGGATAACTGCCCAGACACAGGAGCTAGCGTCTGCAACAGAGACGGGACTCACTGAAAATAATCAGAATACGCCTGTCGGTACTACGATTGCCTTGCTTGAAGTATCCAATCGGATGCAATCGGCAATAATGAGAACAGTCCATAGTAGCTTTAGCGCCGAGCTACAGCTCTTTTATAAAATGTTCAATTTGCCATCACTACCTCTAGATAAAGAGAGTTTAAAGGTCATACCCGTATCTGATCCGTCTGTTGAATCTTCTACACAGAGAATAATCAAGGCAGAGAGTATTTTAAAGTTAGCTAGCAGCAATCCGGAGCTACATAATATGCGAGAAGTATATTTAAAAGTATATCAGGCACTCGGGATTAAGGACATTGATAAGATACTTTTACCTGAAGCAGCACCACAAGAGCAGCAGGAGCAACCCATAGACCCGGCTCTACAGGTACAGATTGCTGACATTGAGCAGCGAAAACTTGAAGTAGAGTCAAAAGAACGGCTAGCTCACTTAAATATTGAAGCTGATGGCTACAAAACTCAAATGAGTATCGAGCTCGATAAGGAAAAACTGGAACAAGAGAAGTATTTGGCCGAGTTAAAAGCGGCTGAACAACAACAACTTGCCGAGCAGAAATATCAAATTGAACTTTTAAAACTCCAGTTAAACGAGAAAGAAAAAGTAATAGATACGTTAACCAAGGAACAGGAAATCAATAGTAAGAACGAGCTTGAATTACTAAAGCTGGAATACAAAGCAAAGGAAGCTGAGTTAAAGGCACAAGTAGAAGCTCTAAGATCAGAACTATCATCTACACCAGAAAAAGAGGAGATCATTTATGGATAAACAAACCAGAGAAATAGCACTACGCATGATGCAAGAAAGAGCTAAAGAAAAAGAAACAAGCTGTAATAAGTATGCAGCTGGGGGAGTAGCTAAAATTAGAAAAGATGTAGCTACCAAGAGCGGTAAGGTAGTAAAACCTAGAAATATGGGGAAGAGCGGTAAATGAACCGAAATAACATTTATAGCCGAGGTTCTTTTACCTCCGGCTTTATAGGAAGTATTGAAGCTGAGATTGATAGATACAGGCGTATTTTAAGTCATCCAAAATCAATTTCTACGCTAGAGGATTACAAATATCACGTGGGATTAATTGAAGGATTTGAGAGCTCCCTTGAACTCTTTAACAGGCACATAATAGAGGTAAATAACAATGATTAATTGACGTTTCTATATTTTGTAACCGAGGATATTTAAGGCTTCGAAATCTAAATATCCTCATTAATTCACCAACTTAACCTTTAATTAATAGGCAAATCATATGTATGATAGTACCCCTTTTACTTTAAGTAAAGATAGAATCTTTGAGGCAGAAACTCACATTAATTACAAACCGGAAGATTTTAAAACCAAAGGCATTGACTTAAGCCTTTTTAATAAGGAAGCGATGATTGAAAGATTTCGGGAAGTATCAGTTACCGGAATCAATGTATTAATTCTTATTTACAAACCTCCGCTAGAGGAGGTTACAAGAGGAGGAGTTATCATTCCGCAAACTGCTGTAAAAGACGACCTAGAATATAACTCAATGGTCGGGATGGTATTAAAGCTTGGTCCCGATAGTTATAAAGGTGATCAGTTTCCAAGCGGCCCTTACGTCAAAGCTGGAGACTGGGTTATATTCCCCCGTGGTTCATCATTGCAGTCAAAATATGAAGGTGAGCCGATAATTATGGTAGAGGATTTTAAAATCAAACTGCTAGTCGATAATCCATCAAAAGTATCAAGGTAAGAATATGTTTAAAATAGATATTGAAAATACAAGCGACTTAAATGCTGCTATTCCACCTTTAAAAGAAGTAGCCGAAAATAAGGGTGAGAAAGATGAAGATAAGGAAGCGCAAGACGCTAGCAAAGACTTGGAGCAAGGGGCACAGGGCTTAGAAGGCGAGGATGATAAAAGCGATATTCCCGAGGATACCCCAAAGCTGGAGGAAAAATCTGCTAAAACCTCTACGCCTGACAAAGAGAAGGAAAAATACTGGTCTAAATTAAAAAAAGAACGTGAAGAAAAGGTAAAACTTGCTGAGCAATTAGAGCAGTTACAGCAAGAAAAACTGCAAATGGAACAAATGCTCAGCCAAGCTATTAATACCGGTTCTACCCATTATAAGAACAATGTAGCAAGTAGCCTTGAAATGGCTCAGGCACGGCTTCAATTAGCACTGGAAAACGGGGATGCTGCTGGAGTTAGCAGAGCTACTGCGGATATTTCAAAGGCGACCCATGCCTTAAATGAGGCATCTAGAATAGCCACTTTTCCTAAAGAAGAATACTCACAAGAGAATCTAAATCAGGTTCGAGCTAGGGAATATGAAGATAGGTTATATAGCTGGCTTGAGAGTAATCCTGAAGTAGATAGAAACGCCCCCGAGTATGATGAGAAGCTAACGGCGTCAGTATTATCCTTTATTACCAAACTGGATCGTAAATACCAGACCGGAGGAAAGGAACATCTAATAGGCTCTGGTAGTTATTACGGCATGATAGATGAGTATATCGATAATTTAAAAGCACAGGATACGGCTAGTCCTCCTGCCAAACATTTTGGAGCAGTTCGAAGCCGCGCTCCACGAGAATCAATACCTGATCCAAAAACAAGGGAATTAAGCGATAGAGAGAAAAAGGCAGCTCTTGCTTTTGGTATGTCTTACGAGAGGTACAAGGAGCTTCTAGATCAACGTAACAAAGAAATGAGGTCAAAAAATGGCAATTAAATATAAACAAGACAAAAATAATGAATTTCTATCTATTGATAGAGATATCAGGGAGCATGAACTTGAAGGAAGTGATTTTGATTTGATGTTCACTGATTCAACCTGTCCTTTTAAAGCTTTAATTGATGAGATAAAGGAGCCAGGCGAGGAATATTACTTTGCCTTTAATAGCCCTGAGCGCATTAACAGGTTACTGGCAAAGAAGTGGTATATCGTATCTCCTGATAGGCTTAAAAACAAACGTACTTATAGAGGAGACTTAAGATCGGAAAATGATTGTATTACTACCGGTGATACTATTGTTTTAGCACGTGATGAACGCTACGGGCTAAAAGAGCAGCAATATTATGAACAAAAAGCCGTAAGAGTAATGCGAGATACTTTGCAAAAAGTACAGACCGATATCTACAATCCGGTCATGCCGTTTTCAGACAGGGCAATGTAGGATATTATGTCTTATTCTAAAATCATACTAAATAGCGATATTAAACTATCTTGGCCTTATCCCCGCACTGAAGGGGAGATTGCTAGTGACATTAATAATGTGATTTCTGAAAATGATGCATATACAATTACTCTTCCCCCGGCCAATACTGTAGAAACCGGTACTAGCTTGTTGTTTAATAATGTCGGTCAAAAAGACTTTACCCTCTTATATAATGATGGAACGCCGCTAACTAACGTAATTATTCCCGGGGAAGTAATACAGATATATCTAACTGAGAATCTAACCAGCACGGGAATATGGCAAGTAATACCTTTTGGAGGCGGTAGTAGCGGTATAGTAAGTTTTTCTACAGAAAGTCAGAATAACAGCTTACAGATTACAAACTCAACTATTACTCCTCCGACCGGTAACATTATTTTTAAAATTGCCGATTCGTTGAATAATTTAAATAACCTGGCTACTCAGGTACAGAATGGATTTTTAGTAATAACCGGTAATACTCCATTAAGTTTTGTAACTCGAAAGATAGGAGGTGGCACTAATATAAATGTACAAAGCGGTGATGGGGAAACAAATGATGTAATTATTAATTTAGCCGATTCTTTAGCTGGGTTATCCAGTATCAATGTAGGTAATCTCTTAATATCTGTAAATACTATTACCACAGCAAGCGGTGATCAGGACATTAACTTAGCTACTGTAGATGATGGAGTAATCAATTTAAATAGTACTCAAATTGATAATATCGGTAATATGACAATACCGGGGAAGATTATAAATCCTGCTACTGCTAAGGCTTATTGTTTCTTTTACGATAATAATGCGCCCACCAGTAATATTCAGATAGAGAGCAGCTTTAATATAGCATCGGTTAGCGGAGCAAATGGGTCTTATGTTGTAAAGTTTGCTACTCCTTTTCCTGATGGTAACTACGCAGTATTAACGACACTTAGCAGAGGAACGGAAGTCATAGCGCCGTTTCAGGTGTTCTTTAGGTCTAGATCAGCGACGGAGGTCATCATTTTTGCAACCGATACGCTCGGTAATTTACTTCCTGTACTTGATGGCGTATCTGTTGTGGTATTTGGTAGTTAATTTTTAAAGAATTTAATCGAGAGAATATGTTATGTATGAATATCAAATAGAAGAAATATGCGCGCTATCAGAAAATAAATATTCTGTTGAAATATCTTTGGATGAAGATGGGTTATATAGTCTTACTATTGTGTTTGATTTCCCAAATGATTTTTTTGACGATTGTATTACAGGATATGCAACCAGTAGTCTAAAAAAGATGTTAGCCGATGACGATGATTTGTATTTAATACGAATAACTAGAATAGCTTTAGGTAATGAAAAAGTAAAAAATGATCTAAGAAAAGGAAAGAAAGCTATATTTAAAATTAATTAT